CTGGACTCCGTATCGAAGATCCAGTCGGGCTGTAGCCACTCCACGATGTCGTAGTGGCAGGACAGGAGGATCGCCCGGCCGGGGGTACGCCGCCACGCCTTGCTGAAGGCGAGCGCACCGATCTTGGCGATCTGCCGATCGACAACGCTCGTGAACTCGTCAAAGACGACCCGGTCGGGCTGTTCGCACACGACCCGAGCGAGGTCGGCGCGGAACTTCTCGCCGGTCGAGAGCACCGGGTACGGGCGCAGCCACGAAGGGACAGTCCCCAGGCCGACCGCGGCGAGCGCCGCCGTCACATCGTCGATCTTCCCCTCCGGGTTGATCGAGTCGATGATCGGCGCGTCGCTCGGCCAGCCGTCCGGCTCGTAGAACGCGTCCGGCCAGAGCGTCCGGCCGATACTCGACTTGCCCGACCCGCTCGGGCCGACGACGAGGCCCAGCTTCCACTCCTGGCCGTCCAGCGGCAGGTCAGCGATCAGGTCGAAGTTCGCGCCGGTCTCGACGTTGAACAGGCTCTTGACGCGGGCCGCGCGGTACGAGGCGTAGTCGTCGCACTGGTTGTGTACCTCGACGATCACTACGTCGTGCTCCTACACGGGGGAGGTACGCTGGCCTTACGGCGAGATACGATCCCGTCATGCCCTACGTGGATCCCGATGAGCGCCGTCGCACCAACGCCGAGTACCAGCGCAGGTTCCGTCAGAGGCGGAAGGATGCCGGACTGTGTGAGCGTTGCGCCGAGCCGGTGGAGCGCGGCACGAAGTGTGCAGGCTGCGCCGAGAAAGAGCGCGTGAAGCAGGCGGCATACCGCCAGCGTGCGCTCGATGACCTGTACGACCACTATGGCGGCCCGACGTGCGTCTGCTGCGGAGAGACCGAGCCGCTGTTCCTGACCTTCGACCACGTGAACAGCGACGGAGCGGAGCACCGACGCCTGATCAACAGCCGCCGCCCGGCATCCATCGGTCAGCGCGGAGTGAGCGTGATGTCGCTCAGGGCCGATCTCAAGCGCCGCGGCTGGCCGCCCGTCCTGCAGGTGCTGTGCATGAACTGCAACATGGGGCGGGAGCGGAATGGCGGTGTCTGTCCTCATCGGGCGCGTCTCCATCTCGTTGCCTAAGTTGTGACGACGCGCACGGTCAGGCCCATCGCCTGCAGCTCGTTGTAGCGGCGTTCCTGCTCCGCCTCGTCCTCGCACATCACGATCACACCGAACTGCGGCAGGTAGTCGATCCCCTCCTGCCCCTCCGGGGATACCTGGCCGTAAGGGTGACCGTCGTCGCCGAGCTTCGCGATCAACTCGTCCAGGTCATCCCCGTCATACCCCGTGCCCTGCAGGCCCGTGGTCGTCGCCATCTCGGTGAGCACGTCCTTGAGCGCCGCCTCGTCGTCATACCCGAGCCGGGCTGTCCGGTTGTCAGCGAGGAGGATCCGCATCGCCCGGTCGTCATCCACGTCGACGTAGATCACCGGCACCTGCTTGATCTTCTTCGCCCGCGCCGCCTTCAACCGGTGGTTCCCCACGAGCACGTGGCCGGTTGACTTCTGGACGACGAGCGCGCCGTAGAAGCCGTTCTCCTCGACCGACTCGTCGATCCGGCCGAGATCGCCTTGGTTGACGTTGCGGGGGTGGAGCTTGAGCTTCCCGACGGGCACCATCTCGGATGCGCCGTCGTTGATTACCTCTGCCATGTCGCCTCTCCGTTCGGTAGGTTGTCGCACCGCGGGCAGGCGTACACCGCCAGGCGCCGGCGCGAGGTTCTGCGGCCGAGCCTCACCATCTCTGTGCCGCACGGCCGGTCGGCTATGCGGCTGTTCTCCGGCGCGACCATCATCCGGCACGTCACCCGATCACACGCCCCTCCCAGAACCTCATCCACCGGGGGAGGAACTGGACGATGCTCCCGTCGTTGCCGACGACCACCTCGAGGAGATGGAAGCCGACCGCGGGGTGCAGGCCGAGGCGCTTCATGAACGACGACTGCCACTCGAAGCAGCCGGGGAAGAGCACCTGGACGCCGCGCGCTTCGAACGCGGCGCGGACGTGCCAGTGTCCGGGGATGAGGATCGCGGGCTTCCGGCCGCCGGGGTAGCCGTCGACGAGCTTCTGCGCCTTGTAGCTGTACGCGTACGACATCCCGCCCTTCCCGTGGAGCAGGTGGACGTACGGCGCGTTCTCGACCTGGCCCGAGCCGAGCTCGACCCACGCGCTGTACCCGCCGAGGTACTGGATGTCTCCCCGCCTGGCCGCCATCGCGGCGACCGGGTCGTAGCCGACGCGTCCGGCTTCGCCCTCGAGGTCGTGGTTCCCGGCGATGCCGATCGTGAGGATCCCGTCGCGCTGCGGGTACTCGGCTACGAGGTGCTCGGTCTGCTGGTCGAGCGTGTGCCTGACGATCTCCGAGTCCTGGCCGCGGAAGATGCCGCGGCCGCACGTGAAGTCCCCCGCGTGGAGGACGGTGGTGACGCCTTCCTGGGCGAACCAGTCGTACGCGGTGTGTAGCTCGTCGAGCGCGCAGTCCATCGACGACTGGTGCGTATCGCTGACGACGCCGACGCGGAGGAGGTTCCCGTCGAGCAGGGGTAGCAGGTCGGCGTGCACGCTCGTGCTGTTGGGAGGTACCCGGTCGAGCCGTATCCGGCTCTCATCTCCCAGATCGACCCGGTACCCCTGCTCACGGAGCCTTGTGAGAGCGGCCTGTACGCGCCGTGGCGCGCTGTCCAGCGCGTCGGCGAGTCCTACGATGGACGCGCCATCCCCCGCCTTACGGAGCGCCTGCAGGAGGGCGGCATCGTCGAGGCCATCCGGCGTGTCGGCGAGGCGCATGATCGGGTCGCGGCCCGCGGGCATCGTCTTTTCAACCGGCGGCAGGCCCAGCCTCCCCCACCACCTCGACACGACACCGGAGCCGACGCCGTTCGCCGCCTCGGCGGCGCGCATCGAACCATGCTTCTTGACCTCCTCCATGAGCAGGTCGGGGTCTCGATACCAGGGTGCGCTCACAGCGATCCTCCGAGCGTTGTGCCCGGCGGTCGCCCTGCGCGAAGCCTGCGCGCAGCGTTCGGCCAGTAGGCGCTGACGCGCCGCCGGGATCCGTTGGTCACGCGGGTGCTCCGGGGATCGGCAAGCCGAACCTCAGCATCCAGTAGTGCCCCACACCGATGATCGAGTCGAGGAGCTGCGCGCTGTACGCGCCGCTCACGAAGGCCGCCCACGAGTCCCAGCCCTCGGCCTGCCAGAGCGCGTGTGCGATCTGCGCGTTCACGTGCGGGTCGAGGCACGCCGCCTGTGTCACGACGATGCCGCCGATCGTCTTGCCGAAGTGCGCGCTGTTGATCTGCCACAGCCCGTAGTCGACGGTGCCGTCAGGGTTCGTCGGATTCCCGTTGGCGTCCAGGTTGTCCGCCTCGGTGTACCGGCTCGACTCGGCCGAGCAGACGGCGACCGCGATGATCAGATCCCTGTCGATGAAGCCGACGTGGTGTGCGATGTGCGCCACGTCGCGGGGCATCAGCTGTGTTCCTGCGAGCATCACTGCCTCCTATGGTGCGGTGAAGAACACGACGACCTCGCTCGTGTTCCTGACGCGTCGGTAGACACCCGCGGGCCCAAAGCCGGCCTGCGGCCCGGTGTTCCCCTCGATCGTCTCGAAGTTTCCGTGCCGGTCGAGCCACCGGTTGAAGTAGCCGACGTGATCCGTCCCAGCGATGCTGTGCTGCATCTGCCAGTCGTACGTCACACCGTCGCCCTGCTTCGGCGACCAGGTGCGGTGCAGGCCGTTGCGGCCGTAGTAGGCGTCCTCGCTGATCGCGGGCGTGTACGCGTAGCGGAACTTGCCGCCGGCCATCACGTCGCAGAACGACCAGAACATCGCGCACCACGGCTGGCCGGGCAGCCCGTACCAGCTTGCGAAGATCGACCCGCCGCTCGCGGTGGCCTCGTATCCGAGGTGGCGTTCCGCGATCGCGTAGCGGCGGATGCGGAGCGGCTGGACGACACGTCGCAGGTGCCGCGCCTTGCGTCGCGCCCAGTACTTCACGGGTAGCCCGCGCGCCGCCTTGTCGCGGCGCGGCAGGAGGTAGCTGATCAGCGGCTCGCCGACCTGGGTGGGCGCGATGCGCCCGGTCGGGTAGCCGAGCCGGTACCGCGCCTCGCGGATCGCGGCGAGCGTCAGCGGCCCATACTCACCGTCGATGGGGCCGTGGTAGAACCGCTCGCCCCACCGGTTGTGTGAGAGGAGCGCCTGCAGCCTGCGAACGGCGGTCTTGTCCTTGTCACCGGGGCGGATGATTACCGCCACGCCTGTACCTCATCGTCGGCTGGTCGTGGATTAGCGTAGCCCGTCGTACGGACGGAGTTACCCGACCAGGATCTTCTTCATGCAGGCCAGGTCGATGATGATGAGCGAGACGATCACGAAGTCGTGGAACATGGGTCACCCCCTAGCATGAGAGGCGCGTGTTCGGCCGCGTCCCGGCCGCCGCATACGAGTCGAGGACTGACTGGTAGAGGCGGGCGCTGTCGCCGTCAGCGGCCGCCGCTGTCGCATTCCCATTCCGCGCGTCGACGTGCTCGCGGGCGACGGCGCGGTTGTCGAGCGTCCGCAGGAGCTTCACGAACCCGCGGCTGCCCTTCATCTGCTGCGCCTGCAACGCGCAGATCGACTCGCGGAACCTGGCGAACGACCTGGCCGTGGCCTGCGCCTCGTTCCTGGCGGCCGACCCGTTCTGGAAGCTCGTGTACCCGAACAGGAGCATCGCCGCGCACGCGACCGTGCAGAGGAGTGCGGCGGCCCTGGTGCTCACCTGGCCCCCAGGTAGAACATCGCGGCGGGGATGTTCACGAGGATCCCGATCACCGCGATCGCTCCGATCCACGCCTTCCCCCCCAGAGCGGTGATCGCACTCGACCGGTTCCGGCTCTTCTCGAGCGATTCGAGGCGGTCATCGATCGAGTCGAGCCGCTGATCGATCCGGTCGAACATCTCCCGGAGCGTGTACTGCACGACAGGATCCGTCATCACACACGGCTCATCCAGAACTCGGGGCTAAAGTCGCTGTCCGCCTGGATCGTCAGGCTGTTCGCCGACGAGGCGAGGATCTCGACGTAATCCGACGCGGCGAAGAGCCAGTCACAGCTGATCGTCTGGTACGCGCTGCTCGACGGGTTCGCGTATATCGTCGCGCGGGCGATCCAGATCGACCCGTTCACTCGGAGGCCGATGTGGCAGCGCCCCGACCCGGCGTCGGTCGGCCACTCGACGCCCGCTCCGACCCGGTAGATCCCCGCGGTCTGCGCGATCAGCTGCGTCGGAGCGCCGCTGCTATGCAGGCTCTCCCCGTCGTACCGCTCGCTGTTGAACGAGAGCGCCGCGAACGATCCGCCCGTGCCGATGTTCCCCGTGTTGAACACGCGCACGGCGCACACCTGGTTCACGATGCCATCGTTGATGTTGCCCTGCAGGTTCGACCACATCGCGGCGGTGAACACGTCGCCGGTCGTGTGGTTTGGGACTGATGCGATATTCGACAGGTACCTACCTCTTCGTCAGCCGAGCGTGTCGGTGCTGCCCAACTCACTGTGCCCGATAATGAACGTCCCGGAAGTCCTCAACCGCAACACCCACGTCGTCTCGAAGTCCAGGCCGCCGCTCTGGATGGTGTGGCTGATGCCCTCGATCGTGCAGTTCCCGACCGTGCCGCTGTCGGGATCGTTCACCGCGATCAGGTCACCGATGTCGAGCGAGATCATGTTCGTGTAGATCGTCTGGTTCGCGGGGACGGAGAGGTCGCCGCGCTGCAGCGTCAGGTTCCACACCGGCTCTGTCTGGCTGATGATCACGAGCCTCGCGGCGAGCGCGGCGGCCGACGCCTCGTCGGGGAGCCACTGCGCTGTCAGCGGCGTGTTCGGCGCGTCCCGCGGCCCATACTTGCTGGCGCTCGTCCCGTCGAGGTACTCCTGCGCCGCGCCGGTCGACGCTGTGACGACGGCCCGGTTGAAGATCGTGCTGATCGAAACGCCCGGCGCGACGAGGTTCGTGCTGTTCACGCTCCCCGACACCGATGTCTCGCCGATGAAGTCCTGGTAGACGGCGTTCCCATCCGCGTCGATGAAGAACACGCCGCCCTCATGGTCGAGCAGCTGGTTGATCAGGTCGAGCGCCTTCACCGCCGCGGGGATGATCGTGACGACACCGTTGATCGAGACGACCGAGTCCTGCGCCTGCCCGCTGTTACTCCCGAAGTTCACGATCGGATCCCCGGCGGCGATGCTCCGCCGCGACGAGAACCATCCGACCGCGTCCAAGACCATCCCGATCGCAGCGCCCGTCGTCGTCGAAGGAACGTTCGCGATGTTCGGCTCCTCCTGGGATAGCCGCTCGAGCAGGTCTGTCCCCGAGATGGACGCGTACGGGCTCGCCTTCGACGCGGCGGCGACGATCTCGCTCACCACGCCCGTCCACAGGTTGTACGTCACGCCCTTGTAGACGACGTAGACGCGCATCGGCCGGCTCGCGACGAGCAGCCCGTAGAGCGGCCCCGCCTGGTTCGCCGCGTTGTACTTGCCGGTGCGGTCGATCAGGGTGATCGTGCACGTCGATGCTTGGATCGCCGAGGTGGCGTCCTGGCGGCCGCGGCTGATCGTGACCTGCTGGACGGCGCTGGTGATGTCAGTCCACGACTCGATCGGGAACGCGCCGCCGATCTCATCGGTGCTTCCCAGCTTCGACGTGCCGATGATGAACTCGCCCGCGCCGTCCGACCAGGCGACCTCAGCGAATACTCCGTCAGCCACCCGACATCCACCCCGTGTCCCAGGGGGCCGTGCCGAACTCGTAGCAGGAGAAGTGGTCGCCGCGGCCGCGGTACTTCAGGAACGCCGCGTACTTGGAGAGGCAGCCGCCGCGCTCCGACACCCAGATATGCCCGACCGCGAGGATCCGCTGCGCGGTCGACGCGTCGAACGCCTCGTCGGATCCGCGCCCGGCGGCCTGGACGAGTTGCGCGGCGAGCACAGGGTCGCTGCCGACGTTATTCGGCATCGCCCGCTTCCCGGCGGCGACGACCGCCTTGACGATCCCCGTCGTAGCGGCCACCCACTCCGCCGGAGTCCACGGGATGGCCGGGGTGTCACGAGCGAGCGCGCCGGGGCCGAGCGCGTCGATGAAGCACGTCTCACCGCAAACCTGGGCGACGTGCTGCTGCCACCCCGCCGAGCGTGGATCCATCACATACAGGTGGTACACGTCGTCCACGACGCGGACGCCGTTGACGTGCAGGTACCACGACTCGGGGTACGTCGAGACCGCGCTGCGGGTGCCCTTCGTGTACGTCCAGCATGGGATCCCCGTGACGCACTGGTCGGGATAGCCGATGATCGCGGAGAAGCGCGACGGGTCGGCTACCTGCTGGCCGGGTGCCTGCTCCGCGACGACGTAGAGGCGCGGCGCGGCCGCCCCCGCGTTCTGGGTGCATCCAGCGGAGAGCAGGACGAGCATGACGAGGAGGACGCGTTTCACCTGGCCCTCACGATCCGGTCGAGCTCGGGCTTCAAGACCCTGGCCAACTCGCGCGCCGCGGGGCGGCCGCCGCTCATGAACGTCGGGTTGTTGATGTTCACGACGGTGATGTGCCCGCCGCCGAGAGCGCCGAGCGTGTGCCGTCCCATCCCGCCGGTCAGCGGGATGACCGCCTCAGCGCCGCTCTCACCGATCAGGCGATGCGTCGGCCTGGTGAAGATGCCGCCCGCCGCCGAGTGCGGGATCAGGTTGCCGAGCATACTGCCGATGCTCGCCCCGCCAGTCGGGATACCCGCCAGCGTGCTCAACCAGCCGGGCGGGCTGGGCCAGCTGATGTTCACGTGCAGCGGAGACTCGATCAGCGCGACGATCGTGTGCCAGACCCTCTGCGCCGCGCTCAGGACGCTGTTCCAAATGCTGGCGCCCGTCGACTTGATCCACGCCCACGCCTTGCCGACGCCGCTCTCGATCGCGTTCCCGACGTTCTGCGACCAGTGCACCCACCCATTCCAGAGCACGTCGAAGAGGCGCTGAAACTCGACGAGGATCCACATGATGATCCGCGGGAACGCCGAATAGATCACCCACTCCTGCGCGTGGATGAACGCCATCCCACCCGCCTTACCAGCGTCTGCGAGCACCTGCAAGAGGAAGTTGCCGAGCTTGTTCGCAAGGCCGCTGCTCAGGAACCCGTTGACGATCTCGTTCCCCCACCTCTTCCCGTACTTCGTGAAGTCGTGGTTGTTGAACCACGCGAGGATCGGCGCGAGCGCGCCGGGGACTGACCCCTGGTTGGCGACGGCTCCGTGCGCCGAGCCGCGATGGTTCGGCGCTGTCCCGGTCGTGCCGAACAGGTACCCGCCGAGGCTCTGCATCAGCCCGTGGATCTTGCTGTTCGCGCTCGCGCCGCCGCCGCCGAACGCGAAATCGACGAGGAGGCGGAACGGGTGCGCCAAGGCGTGGCCGACCGCGTACAGGAACTTCGTGAGCATCGCCATCCCCGTCGTCGCCAGCGACTGGAACGCCTGGGCGAGCGGCATGTTCGCGAGCTTGTCGAAGTAGAGAATCGCCTGCTTGGCCGCGTCTACCAGCTGCTGGAAGATCGGCATGAAGTCGATCCCCAGGAGCGTGAGGAGGTGCTGGAACATCCCACCGACCTGCGCGATCTCATGGCCGATCTGTCCGAACACGCCGACGCCCTTCGCGGCCTTCTGCGCGGACAGGAAGAACGCGCCGCCGAGCAGTCCGATCACGCCTACGAGGACGGTCACCGGGCCGAGCGCGAAGTAGACGACCGCGGCGAGCGTGCCGACCGCGTCGGCGAGCGCGGTGAGCAGGGCGACGCCGAGGCCCGCGGCGATCGGGATCAACTCGACCGCCGCCACCAGCGCGATCACGCCGAGGGCGGCCACGCCGAGCAGGGGAGCGGTTTCAACGAGGACAGCGCCGAACCCGGTCATCGCCGTCGCCCCCTGATCCGTCTCCTGCATCCACCGGCCCAGGTCAACCGCGCCGTTCTGCACCGCATCGCTGAGTTTCAGGACGCCGGCCACGGCGTCGCCGAGCGCGCCGACCAGGCCGAGCGGCCCGTTGTTCAACCCGCTGCGGACGTTCCTCTGCGCCCGGTCATAGTTGATCAGCCCGGTCTCCGCGTCGCGCCACGCGTTCTTCATCTTCGACGACGACTTGGTGGTCTCGTCGGCGAACGCCTTCGTCTCCGCGGCGGCGATCCCGAGCTTCGCGCTCAGGTCACTGATGTCCGCCTGGATCTTGACTACCAACTCTGCGGCCGTCATTCAAGCCCCTGTGCCTTCCTCGCCTCGGTGATCGCATCCCGAGCCTGGTCGTCTCCGAGCGCAGGCTTCCGCTGCTCCGGGCCGCCCTCCGCGCCGCGGCGGCTGCGTTCCAGCTCCTGCTCCTGCATGTCGAAGAACACGTGCCACTCGGTGATCTCCTCGCTGCTGATCCGGTCGAGCAGTTCGCCGACCGTCATCCCCCCGAGTCGTTCAGCGATGGCGAAGTAGAGGGCACGCTCGCCACGCTCTAGGCGTTTTTTGCTTCCGCCCGCGCGTCGTCCGCGATGCCGCTGAGGCGCATCGCGACCTTCGCGATCCGCTCCGTCGCACCGGCCGCCTTCCCGTTCAGCGCGTCACGATCCGCCGCCTCGAACACCTTCTCCCCCGTCTCCGGGTCGTACGCGCACGCGATCAGGACTTCCGGGTAGATCCGGTCGAAGTTCGGCTTCCCGTCGTCGCCGACCGTCGCCTGCAGGTACCGGGCGCGCTCCGCGCCGGTCATCCCCTGCACCCGCACCGTCACACCCCACTCGGGGACTTCCACGTCCTCGCTGCGTACGTCGTCAGCGTTCAGGATCCGCGCTCGTAGGTCACTCATGCGAAGCTCACGCTCCTTCCGTCAGCGTCCTTGGTGGAGACGAACGTGACCGTCTCGCCAACGAGATCAGCCACCGCCGCCTTGTTGTCGCTCTTGTTGAACAGCGCCCACGACCGCCAGTCCACGGTCGTCGCGTTCCGCCAGAACTCGACGACCATCACCGTCCCGGCCTGCAAGCCGGTCAGGAACAGAGCATCGGCCTGGAAGAACCGGTCGACGGTGCCATTCGAGTCGCGCAGCCCGTACGCGCGTTCCATATCCCCCGCCGAGGCGAACGTGGTCGCGTCGATCGGAGTGTTGTTCACCGACACCTCCGCGCCGTTCGCACCGGCGACGGTCGTCATCGGGAGTACGGTCGCGTCGATCGTCACCACGTCCGTCCCCAGCAGCGCGGATCCGAAGGTGACGCGGCCGAACAGGCGATCCACCGTGTACAGGCTCGGCGACTGGGCGACGGCGTTCTTCTTCACCGTCACCGACGCCTGCGGGTCGAACACCCGCGCGATCCCGCTGCCGAACGTCTGGTACGTCGTGTGCAGGCCGCCGACATCGGTCGTCGCCATACCGACCGTGAGGACGCCAGTGCCCGACAGCTTGACGTTGCAGTATTTGCCCGCGAACCTGGACATCTACCCGTCCCGCCGCCAGAACACTGCCATCACGAGGATGGCGATGACCGCCGCGACCTTGCTGATGAACCCGCGAACCGCCTCGATCATGGCTAGTCCGCCGTGATCGCGCCGGTCGAGTCCGCCGTAATGGAGATGTCGACGGTGCCCGCCGCGGTCGCCTTGATGTCGAACTTCGTCGGGACGACCTGCTGGTGGAAGCCCTTGCTACCCGCGCTCGCGCCCGGCGCGAACTCGAACTGCAGGTACAGCGGCGAGTCGTTCAGAAGCGCGGTTCGGATCACGACCTGCCCCGTCGTGTCGGTCGGATCGTACCGGCCGTTCAGCGACCAGTTGGCATCGCGCAGACCAATGATCCGCTCGATGTCGTTGTCACCGAACTTGGTGACGTCGATCGTCGCGCCGTTGACGGAAAGCTCGGCGGTATCACACTCGCCTATCGGGTGCCAGGTAGAGCCATCCACGCTCGCGTTGATCTGGATGCTCCGTCCGGGATACTGTGCCACATACCTACCTCAATCGTCAGTGCCTACGTGCTCGTGGCCGCACAGCTGGCACTCCCAACGCTCGGGGCCACCTATCACAGACAAGTCTCGCCGCTGCGCGGGCGGGTGGGGACACTCAACCGTCACCGCTGGCATCTCCGCTTCAACAGCGACGATCAGCGAATCCACCTGGGCGCGCAGCGCGTACAGCTGCGCTTGGAGCGCCGCCATGTTCACCGGTCGCCGTCCGGGTGGTGCTTGCGGCAGTAGAGCGCGTCGCCGTGCTTCCGCCACTGGACACGCCAACACCCCTGACGTTGGCAGTTGTGCTTGCGGTAGAGGACGACGAAGATACCGAGCATCGGCAGGTCACCAGCGATACCCGACCACCACAGGTACCACGGGCCGCTCGCGTTCGTGAGGCCGGCGTAGTGCGCGAGGCCAGCCATCACGTCGTCGTCTCCAACAGGACGCGGTACTCGAGCGTGACGGCGCGGGTGATGCCATCGGAGAGCGGCCTGTCCTGTGTCGTGTCGAGCAGGTAGCTCACGAACGTCCACCCGTCCGAGGGAGCGTGGACGCTGGCGTGGAGGAGCACGTCGATCTGCCCGGCGATCTGGCGGGCCTGCCCCCAGCCGTCCTGCGCCGCGTCCGGGCCGCTCCTGCTCCACACGTCGATCGTGGCGAGCACCGAGCGGCCGGTGTGGTTGAACGTGTCGCGACCAGTCTCGATGAACGTCGTCAACTCGACGTACGGGAAGGCCGATGTCTCCGTGGGCTGGTCAACGACGGGGACGACGGCGCTCGTCACAGGGTCGGTGAGAGCGCCGTGGAGCGCCGCGTACGTGACGCGCTGCACCGCGAGCCCGGCGAGGGATGTCTCGCTCATACCTCTGCCTCCAACAGCGCGCGGGCGAGCCGCGCCTCGAAGCCGACGCGCTCAGACTCCGCGGCCGGGCGCATGTACGGCTGCGCCGGGGTGCCGCGCTCCGCGATCGCGCGCTGCAACGCGTAGGGGCGCATCCCGTGCGCGTACGCCCAGTCCGAGATCGCCTGTAGCGGCGGCGTGTGCGGCCGCGTCCCATACTCGACATAGGCGGCATAATCGGCGTGCGCGATCACCTCTGCGGTCGCGATATTCCCGACGAGTCCGCCGCCGAGGCCGGGGCGGATCGACCCCGCCAGGTCGCCGTTGAACACGGGCGCGAGCATCCGCGCCCGGTCGGCTACGACACGCGCCGTCGCCTGACACGCATCGCCGACCTTGCCGTGCGCGCGCCGGTCGTACTCCGCGAACGACTCGATCGCCTGGCGCACACCGCCAACCGTGATCTCGATCGTGACTCCGCTCACTACTCTCCCTCCAAGCACGTCAGGACGAGCCACCGCGTCATCGCCTCGGGCTGCATGATCCCGCGGATGTAGAACGTCCGCCCGTTCCACACGACGTACATATCGCCGGTCACCGAGAAGCTGTCCGGGTAGCGGATCGTGATGCGCCACCAGTTCTGCTCGCGGATCCCACCAGCGATCGTATGCTCGGCGCTGCTCGTCGGCTCGACCCGCGCCCACACCGTAGCGACGACCGTCTGCGAGCGGGTACCCCCGCCGAGGCCGTCCGGCGTCAGCGTCGAGGAGACGAGCTGGATGCGGTGCCGGAAGTGTCCAGGATCCTTCGTCATGATGCCTGCATCCACGGCCAGAGGGTTGTCATGACGGTGCCCGATGCCGTCGGTGCGGTGAGAGACGCCTGCGTCTGGCTGCGCGCGAGGCCCGCGCTCATCACCGCGTTCAGAACCGTCTCGCGCGAAACCGCGCCAGTCGTGTTGTCGATCGCGACGGCACCCCAATGGCTTCCCGGCGTTACGCTGGTCGAGCCGCCGAGCGCGGTCGTGGCAAGCGCGTTCGCGGTCAGGCCGCTCATCGCGGCGCTCGCAGAGGAGAACAGGGCCGCGCCGGTCGGAGTCGCGTTGCGGCCGCTGCCCGTGTTCGCGTAGATCGCGACGAGGTAGTTGCCGGACAGGGTGGTCGGTACCCACAGGATGTTGGAGATACTGCCTGTTCCCCAGAGGCGAACGTAGATGATCGTGAAGTTTGCGGGCCACGCCGCGGCGGCTACGGCCCCGGTGCCCTTCCCGCCGACGACCATATCCATCGCCGGGGCGGGCTCGCTCTTGACGTAGGCGGCCGTGGCGACCTGTGTGCTGTTCGTGCCGGGGGCGGGCGTCGGAGCGGTTGGCGTCCCGGTGAACGGGGGCGAGGCGAGCGGGGCCTTCGCCGCGAGATCAGTCGTCAGGTTGGTCACGTCTGACTCTGCTATTACGATCGCGCCCGTTCGCCCCGCGACCGATGTGATGAGGTTCCCGACCGACCCGGCGTCCGTCCACGTACCAGGCGAGCCGGCCGACGTGCAGATGTAGACGTGCCCCGTCTGAGAGACGACGAAGTCTCCGACAGCGAACGTGCCGCTGGAGGGCGCGCCCGAGGCGGTTGCGCCGACGTAGCGGCTCGCCGCTGTAGCGCCGGTCAGGCCGGACGCGGCCACCGCGGAGGCAGTGACCAGTCCGTCGCTGATGATGATCGTCCCCGTTCCGTTATCCACGATCCGCGTGGCCGCGCTGCTCGTGTTCTCGATGTGCGCCTGGACGATCGTGTTCGTCGCGCCCGAATCGATCACAACGCCGCTGCCCACGCTCCCGCTGATCGAGTTATCGCCATCGACCCAGATGCGCGCGCCGCGCGACCCCGACCCCGTGCCGAGCACGTGGACGGCCTGGGTTGTCCAGTGCTCGGCCCTGATGTCGATGCGGTGGCCAATGTTCGGCCCGACCTCGACGAGCGTGTCGTACCCCTGGAAGCGGCCATGCACGTCTGCCGTGTCGCCGCTCTCCAACTTCAGGGCGATACTACCGGCGACCGGCGATCCGCCGCCGCCGAGCGCCTCGAAGTAGCACCCGCCGTTGAAGTACGTCCCGTTCGCCGCGACGTTGCGGAACGAGACCGTGCCCCCCGCGCCGAACCGGCAGTTGATGAAGTTGTTGTACTGGGCGTTGTCTCCCGTCCCGTCGAGGAAGAACGTATTCGCCCCAGGCTTAGTGAAGTTGCCGAAGGAGCAGTTCGTGAAGTTCGAGTCGTTGACCCTGCGCGCCCAGCAGCCGCCGAGGGCCGTGCCCGGCGACGCCTCGTAGAAGTGCATGTTCTCCATGCGGTAGCCGCGCCACTCAGACGAGCTAGTCGAGCCGATCGTGAGCCCCCATACGCCGCTTCCGACGAGGATCTGCGTGCAGCCCTTCGCAAGGGTGTCGGAGACTCCGCTCTGCCCCTCACCGACCAGCGTTGTGCCCTGGTTGTCGACGACGTACCCGCTCGTGGTCAGGTACTTGCCCTGCGAGAAGTAGATCGTCCCCGCACGGTTCGAGTCGAGGAGCGCCTTGATCGTGTTGAATGCGCCGGTCGTGTCCGTCGCACCCGTCAGGTCGGCTCCGTAGTCCCTCATCCAGAACCAGCCAAACACACCGTGCAGTGTCTTTGGCACCATCGACCAGCTCGACCCGTTGCTGTTCCAGAGCGTCCCGTTGGGGCCGTCCGTCGTGTCGTCGGTGGCGAGGTAGAGGCTGCCCGCGTTCCCCGCGCCCGCGGCCGGACGCGAGGCGAGCACGCCTGCGCTTGCGCCGCTTGGCCCCTGTGGGCCGGTCGGCCCCTGCGCACCGGTCGGGCCGGCCGCACCGGTGGGGCCGGTCGCTCCCTGCGGCCCGGTCGCGCCGGTCGGGCCGACGATGCTCGTCGCGGATCCCCACGCGCCCGCCGTCTTTGGGCCGTACAGGTTGTGCGCCGCCGTGTCGATGTAGAAGTCGCCGTTGATACCGAGGCCCGACGAGGGGACGCCGCTGCCGCTCCTGAGTTCGTTCGCGGAGCCAGAGCCGAGCGCGGTGATCAGGTCAGCGATGTCGCCCTCTGTGACCATCGACTCGCGGCCGGGCGCGGTTGCTCCGAACCTGCTCATGATGTCTCCGCCCTCATCGAGTTGATGATCGCGCGGAACGCGTGGTTCGCCCTGCGCGCCCAGTACTGGTGCCCGGCGAGCGTCGGGTGCACAGCGTCCGGCCCCATGATCCAGTCGGACGATCCCGCCTTCACGTAGCTCTCCGTCGTGACGGGGCCGGGGTAGCCAGCGTTGTTCACCTCGAACGCGGCGAGGTCGTACGCGATGTTCGAGCTCTGCCCGACGCCGAGGTGGATCGTGCTGATCAGCGTCGCCACGTCCGCGTTACTCGTGGTGATCGTCTCCGAAGCCGTGTTCGACTCGGGGCTGTTGAACGTCTTCAGGGTGATGGATGCGGTCGTGCCGTTCACGACCAGCTGCGCCTCGATGCGGATCCACGTCCCCGCCGGCAGCACGTTCGTGGTGAACACGCTATTCGCGCCATCCACGTTGATGTAGAGCTTCCCGTTCGCCGACAGGATGATCCGGTGAAGGTTCCCGTTCGACGAGGGGACGGTGCTCGTAGACCACGCGATCTTCTGGTCGGTGCTCGCCGGGCTGGCGGGCACCTTCAGGTAGAAGCGCAGGTACCCGGTCGTGTAGCTCGTGTTCCAGGCGACGTGATCGATAGTGCCGATCTGGGTGAGCATCGAGGGGTGCCCGTTGTACTCCGTCCCCGTGTCGTACGTGGGTGCGCCGGTCACGCTGTTGAACTGATCGTTCTGCGAGCCGCCGCCGCTGTTCCCCGTCGTGATCGCCGCGCCGTTCGCCTGGCCCGTGTCGAAGTTGTTCCGCAGGTAGACGCTCGTACCGACCGGGCTTGTCACCCAGCCGGTGCCGGTCACCCACGACTCGCCCTTGATGATGATGTTCCCACTCGCGTCGTAGACGAGGCCCGTCCACATATCTACGAACGGGATGCCAGCTGCGAGCGCGGCGGTGCGGACG